GAGCCTACGCTCATACCCTCGGGCGGGTCTGTATCTTCGTAGCCCTCGGGCGTGTCTGCGCCCTCATAAGCTATTATTGCCCCCGTAGGTACTTCGTAGCTTATGCCCGCGTCGCCTGCGTCGCCTTTAGCGCCCTTTATAAGCTCGGTTTTAAATATTATATTCGCCATTACTCGCCCCCCTCTGTATCTTCGTAAAGCTCGTAGCCCTCGGGTATCTCTGCACCCTCATAAGCTATTAAAGCGGTTAGCGGTACGGTCGTATCTGCCGCAACTCCGCCCCCTCTGTCGCCTTTATCGCCTTTAATAAGGTGTTTATTCTTTATAACATGGTTTGGCATATTATACCCCCTTAGTTACATCATATAAAAGCGTAAGCCTGCCGCGCATAAGTGTTAATACGTCGTCGCCTATGCTTAACTCTAGGTCGTAATAATATCTTGCTAAGTCTAGGTATTTAGTCTTAACGGGGTCTACCCAAACGGCAAAAGTAGTTATGTCGTTCTCTTCGTCGTAGTCTACTTGCTCTATGCCGTGGCTACTCTCGCAATTAAAAAGTACGTCGCCGTCGTAATGCTCGCGGCAAGTAAAAGTTATATTAGGCTCTACTCCGTCTAATCCTTTTACCGAAAAGTTAAAGGCTAAAGTATCGCCCCTAACCATGTCTATATTTTGGTCTATCGCGTTTAAAAAATCATGTTTATTAAGCATTTTAGCCCCCCTTTTTAGATCCACCTAGAAACTTTATCTAATATTACCTCGGTTACGTTTCCGTTTATGTTAAGCTCGTTAAGCCCTGCTTTAAATATAAGGTTGTTATAGTCGCCCGTAACTTGGCGGTTTAAGTAGTTACCGTCGGGGTCGTAAGCGTTCATAGTCTCAACGTCTATTATTATAGTTTCGCCCGCGGTTGCTAACTGTATAGCTAATATCTGCGTGTTACCTATATAAACGTTAACCAAGCCCGCCCCCGTTATAGTAAGCGTTGGTTTACTAAAGTAATTACCGTTATTTCTAACGCTTATATTTATACTTTTAACGCCGCTACTATAATTATAAGTTATAGCTTTCTCGTTTGCTGCATATTTAAACGGTTGTACGTGCATAGTAACGGTAGCGGTCTTAAACCTTATAAGCTTAGCAAAGTCTATTTGGTTATATATCGCAAAGTTGTAATAATTTTCTAATTCATTACTAAAAGTAACCTTGCCGCTTGAATTAAAGAAACTTATAACGTCGTCTACGTTGTAATCTCCGTGTAAGCCTATAGTAAAAGTCTTATCGTAAGCCCCATAGCCTAACGTCGTTACTACGTCGCCGTCTCGCCCGTCTATTTCCTCTATATTAGTCCTTATCTTAGGCTTACTTATAGGCGGTAAGCTCTGAATAAGTAAGCCGTTTATAGACTTAGAGGAAACTCCGTTAATAATAATATATGGTATCATGTTTAAAGCCCCCTCTTAGGTATAGATAGCGTCCGCTACTGTTTTTTCTACGAATTTACCTACTTGCTCGTCGTCTAGTATTACTTTCATATCCGCCAAAGCGTCTTTAAAGCTGCTTACTAGGTTATCGTAGTTACTTATATTATTAGGGTTATTAGATATAGTTGTAACTAAGCCTTGTATCGGCGTATACATAGCGTTACTAATCTCCGCGGCTACTTTCTTTATCCACTCCGTATTATTTTCTAACGGTATAATAGCCTCGCGTCCGTTTTCGCCTACCTCTGCAAGTGTTGGACGGTCAACTATACCACCTTTAGCAAGTCTTGGTAGTGATAAAGTGCTTATCTTGCCTACGTTAACCCCTGGTAATTTATTTATAAGATTTATAGCGCCATTTATAAGCCCTATACCCTTATTTATCGTACTTTGTATCATGCTTATAACGCCGTTTATACCGCTTTTTACTGATCCGCTTATAGCGCTAGCTATATTTGTACCTAAACGGCTAAAAGTACCGCTTATCGTACTCCATAAACCACTAAAGAAACTACCCCAATTACTAAAGACGCCTTGCACTTTGCCCCAAGCGTCGCTAAATACGCCTTTAAACCAATCCGCAAAGCCGTTAAATGTACTCTTAAGCGTATCTCGCATAGAAGTAAACTTGCTTTGTAATGGAGTAATAAGGCTACTCGTAAAGTTGGTTACGATCTTGCCCGCCTCGGTAAGTAATTTTTTTCCAACTTCCTGCAAACTCGTTAAAATATACATAAAAAGCTTTAACGACATTTTAGCAAGGTAACTACCCATAGCTAAAAGCGCCTCGCCTATTGCTATAACAATCTTTGGCACTTCGGGCAAGAAAGCCTTTATAAACTGAGCGTTAGCCTCGCCTATTGCCATAAACATATCAAAAGCCGCCTTTATAAGTCCGTCCATAACGTCGGGTCTTGTTAGCGTCTCTCCTATAGCGGAAACTAAAGCAGGGATAGCTTTTATTAAATACGGTAAAACCTTACCTATAGCCGTAATTAAACCGCCAAAAAGTTTAGTTCCTGCCGTTTGTAATTTCCCTATACTCTTAACAAGTAAGTTAACTATAGTTGTAATAAGCTTTGGTAACTCTGCTATAAGCGTATCTATAACGGTCGGTAATACCTCGTCGAAAAGTACGCTAAATAGCTCTAGTCCTGCGTCTGCTAACGTGTCCGCGCTTTCTACTAACGCCTCTACTATAGACGTTATTATGTTGCCTAGCTCGGGTACTAAGTTAGTAATTATAACGGGTACGGCTTTTATAATGCCCATAAGTAAAGTTGTTGCCGCCTCTACTATCTGAGGTAAGCCGTCCGTTATAGCGGTTACTAGCTCGGGTATCATTTTAGTAACGGCGTCTATAACGTTCGGTAGCATATCGCCTATACCACTTATTAAGCTAGTTATTATATCTATACCAACCTTTACAAGCTGCGGTAATAACTCCGTTATAGCTTGGATTATCTGCGGTATCACATCTACTACAATTTTAACTACGTCGGGTAGTATAGCAGCTATACCGCTAATTATTCCTTTTACGCTCTCAACTAAAGCGGGTAATAGTTCGCTAATTAGCGGCGGCACTTCCTTAAGTAATAGCGGTAAGGTTTCCTTAATAAGTCCGTTTACAAGGTCGCTTAAGCCGCTTATAACGGTTTTAATACGCGGTATAAGGTTTTTAGCTACCGTTACTACACTATCTACAAAGTTAGATATTAAACCCTCAAAGTCGGCGTTATCGTCTGCCATACCCGTAAGCAAGTTTTGCCAAGCTGCTTTCATAGCTGCGGTAGATCCGCTTATAGTCTCGCTTGCCTCTTTGGCGGTAGTTCCCGTTATACCCATTTCGGTTTGTACAACGTGGATAGCCTCGTATACGTCGGCTAAGTTGCTCATATCGTATTCTACGCCGCTTAGTTTCTCCGCGTCCTCAAGCAAGCGCTGCATTTCTTCTTTAGTACCGCCGTAGCCTAACTTAAGGTTATCTAGCATTGTATAATTTTGTTTCGCAAAACCTTGGTAAGCGTTTTGTATAGAGCCTATGTCTGTACCCATTTTATTAGCGTTGTCGCTCATATCGGTTATAGCTCTATTAGCTGCCTCTGCTGCGGCTACTGTGTCGCCGTCTAGTGATGATATAAGAGACGCGCTAAAGCTTGTTACGGTTTCCATATACTCGTTAGCACTCATACCCGCCGTTTTATAAGCGTCCGCCGCGTCCTTTAATACGTAGTCTTGGGCTACCATAAGGTCGTTATACTTGCCCCTAGCCTCGTCTACGGTCATGCCTACGCTTTTAGCGTACTCTTCTAAGCTTTGCCCGCCTGCACCGAATAGCGTTTCTACTCCGCCTACTAGCTGCTCATAGTCTGCGTAGTTTTCTATTGCTGCCTTGCCTATTGCTATAGCTCCCGCGCCTGCTGCTGCTAAAGCTATACCTAAACCCTTAAGCGCGGTTGTAGCTATATTCTTTAAGCCCTCAAACTTTCGCCCCGTCTCGTCTGCCTGCTCGCCTACCTCTGCTAAGTCTTTGCTAGCGTCGTCCGCTCCGTCGCCTAAATCGTCTAAACCACCTTTTGCACCTTTGGCGCTAGTACCTACGCCGTCTATACCTTTGCTAGCCGTGTTTGCGTCGGTCTGCGTTCCCTCAAGCTCGGAGTTAAGCCCGTCTAATGAGTTTTGCGCCTTAACTAAGCTAGTCTCTGCGTTATTTATCTGTATACGCATATTAGACATAGACTTAGCCGCCGCGTCCTGCGCCTGCGTGTTAGTCTTTAGCTCGTTCTCTAAGCTTTCTACTACTTTGGCTTGCTCCTGGTATTCCTTAGAGGTTGTACCAAGTGTATTTTTAATAGTTTCTAGCTTTGCCTTTTCTGTGTCTAGCTTTTGGGCTAGCTCTGCGTTTTTCTTGGCGTTAACGTCATATTGCGCCGCCATACTTTGGTAAGTGTTCTTAAGGTCTGCTATTGCTTTCCTTTGTGTTTCTATTTTTTTGGCAAGGTCTGCACTTTTGGCGCTTAAGTTAGCCGTAGACTTATCGTTAGAATTATATTGCGCGGTAACTAGCTTTAGCTCGCTCCCTACTTCTTTTAAGCCTTGTTGTATATTTTTAAGCGCTTTTTTATATTCTGTTTCGCCCGTCAACTTGACCGAGCCGCCAAAGCCTGCCATAGTTGCACCCCCTTATTATTATAGCCACTCTTCCGCCTGCTGCGCCTGCTGCTTTGCTTTTGCGTAAGTAGTCCTAGTAACTGTTAACATCATTTCAAAGTCCCAATCGTCTTTATATAGTTGGTACTCCGCGTTAAACTCGCGCAGCGTTAAGCGTCCTACCTCGTGGTTAGTTAGGCGTAACTTGGTACGCCCTATAAAACGAAACCATGAAAAGTTAATGGTAGGATCTATTACCTCGTCATGGATTATTAGTTTTTTTCGTCGCTCTTTGTACTCTCTGTAACGCTCTTATTAAGCTTTCTTGTAACCTCTTCTAAGCCTATTTCGCTTATAAGTCTACCTACTTGCTTTTTAGTAAGCAATTTACGAGGTTTAAAGTCCTTGTCGTCCTCGTTATCCTCGTTATATATTTCGATCCCCTCATTAACCATACAAGTAAGCCCATAAATAACGGCTTTCATATTGGGTTCGGTTTCGTTATCTGTCTTATTTCCCCAAGCCTCTATAGAGCCGTACTCGTCTTGTATTTCTTCCATAACGTTAAGATTAAATACTATTTCGTAATCTATGCCTTTATAATTTACTATGATTTTTTCTTTTACCATAACTAAAGCCCCTTTTTTATTTATTTGCAAAAAGGGCGGAAAGCTCCCGCCCTATGCTGCTTAATATATTACTTATGCCTCGGTGTATACCGCGTAAAGTGTAACGTCGCCGCTTGGTGTATAAGGGCTTGTTACGTTTGGAGCGGTAGCGCTAGTATTTGTAGCCCAACCGCTAAACTCTTTACCCTCGGGCGCGGTTATGTTAGTGCCGTCCTCAAGTGTCACGCTTTCGCCTGCGGTTACTGTCTCGTCGTCTACGCTACCCGTACCGCCCATAAGATCATAAGTTACCCTATAAGTGTCCCCTGCTGCTGCCATAAGGTTTTTAAGGTAAGTAAGCGCGTCGCTCTTGGTTGTAAAGGTCTTAGTCTTGCCCCAAGTTCCTTTTTCGTCTGCAAGCGCAGCTACTACACCCTCTACGGACGGAGTACTAAACTCTATATTTTCGCCCTTGGTTGTCTCGTCCTTGCTAGGCTCTGAAAACTTTACCTTGTATAGAAACTCAACTTTATACTTATACTCGCCGTTAACCATTTTAGTAACTATTCTACCTACACCAACGTAAGGCGCTACGTCTGTAGATGTCTTAACTACTTCGCCCGTTTCGTCGTCTAGTTCGTGACCAAGTAACGGAGCAAAAACGGTGTCGTCGTCGTCTGTTACTCCAAGGGTAATAGCACCACTTGCAAAGCTTGTGTCGCTCTCTGCTAAAGCGTCGTCGCCGTAAAGTGTAGCCTCGTTGTTAGTAATATCCACGGTACAACTAACCGCCTTACCAAGCTGCTTAGCTCCGTCGTAAGTAGCCGTGCCGTCGTTGCCCTCTGTAAGATTACTAAACCATATATTAGTTAAACCTATATTAGCCATTTAATTAACCTCGCTTTCTTTTGCTATACATATAGTTTTATGGTAATATTGAGTGTCCCGCTCGTATAAGTCGGGACTATCTCGGCTAGGTTGGTAAGTCCACCCCGCAGCCGTCATTATATCTATTAAGTTACTTATAACGTTTAAATAGTTGCCTTTGCTATATACGTCAAAATCATAATATTGTACGCAGCCTAGTAACTCGTCGTCGCCTGCTAGTACGTTATCCTTGTCTAGCTGCATATATGTTACGTAAGTCTCGGCGTTTCCCTCATAATACATAAAGCTAACGGGTACACCTAAACCGCTTAATAGCGTCTCTATTTCCTCATTAAAGTTAAATATCATAGTTTACCCCTTTAGTCTTTAATGTATTTCTTTTGTACGCTTTCCATAGCTTTTTCTATCTGTGCCTTTTTAAAGGATCTACGCATAAAAGGCTTTTTAGGGTACGGGCTATTACTTCGCCCATACTCCGTTACATTTGCCACAAGTGGCGCGGGTATCCGCTCTTTATTGCGGTTTATAAAATAACCGTAAAAAGCTACTTTAGTGTTAACTCCGTCGTCGCTTGGTGTTTTGTAAGCCTTAGTAATTTTTAAGCACTTCATAATATTACTAGCATACCAACTATGTGGGATACTAGACTTAATATTACTTAAAACAACCCTTGCGCCCGCCTCGGTCATTTCTGCAAGCATTTTATCGGTGTTTTTCTCTACCTTTTCAAACTCTTTAATAATATCGTTTGGTAACTCCGCTTTAAACTTTGCCAATCTGCGCCACCTCTTTACATTGTAGCTCTAACTCTTCGTTTGCCTCGTCTACGTTGTTTATGTATTCTATACTATAGGTCTTACCGCGATACTTTATTAACATATCGTAAGTTATAACGGTCTTAGGATAACGTATAGTAAAGCGCGTTAGTGCTTTCTCATAGTCTGTATTATTCATAATAAGAGTAAAGCCTTTTGTTGTCTTTACCTCTGCGTATACCGTAAGTACTAAAGCCTCAACGTCCGCAGGAAACCCCGCCGCGTCCTTGCCTTTTGTTACCTGGTATATGCTTATACGTCTATTATATTTTCCCGCGTTTCTTGTACTCATTACAATAAATTCCTTTGGTGTAAGCCTAGTATATTTTCTACTACGCGGTTAACGTTAGAGTTATCCACGTATAGCGCCCTAGTGTCGTACATATCTTGGCATAGTACAAAAACGACTATAACCATATCGTTATAAGTGTCTAGTGTTTCCGCGTCTGCTATACCCGTATATTTAAGTATATAGTCTATAGCTACGCTTATAGTTGACGTTATAAAGTTTTCGTCGTCCTCTGTTAGCTCCGCGATCCTTAAGTAGTCCGCTACGTCCTGCGCCGTAATCTCGCTAACTTTAGTTATTGCGTTCATAGGTTAACCCCCTTTTGGGGTTTATTTACCCCCGCTTTTCTTTGCCCTGCTAGTGGGCTTTTTATTTGATGTATCTTTAACGGGCTTTGCCTTTTCGGCGGGCTTTATCTCTTCGATATAACCCGCTCTTAAAAGGTCTTTAGCTATGGTAACGTCGGCTATGTCTGCGACTTCGCCCACGTTCATAGACACCACACCGCTAAAGCTTACTTTAGCTTTATACATAAGCGCCCCCTTACTCGGCTGCACCGTATACCGCGTATAGTGTAACGTCTGCGGTTACTGTGTAAGGGCTTGTTACGTCTGCCGCCTCTGCGTCGTTTGTAGTAGCCCAACCCTTAAATACTTTATCGCTTGGCGGGGTAATTCCCGTACCGTCGTTAAGTGTTATAGAGTTGCCCGCTATCGCGGTAGCTGCTGCTACTTCGCCCGTACCGCCGTTAACGTCATAAGTTACGGTTTTAACTGTTACATTAACTACGGCGCTAGCCTTGTCGGTTACGTCATAAGTACCGTTAGCGCCTATATTTATACTACCGCTTGGAGTGATACCGCCGCTATACTCTTCGGCAAGTCCGCCACTTATAAAAGCGCTAGCCTTAGTAGCCTCTACGTCTTTTATTTCGCCTACGCCCATAGATATAACGCCGTCGGAAAAGCCTATAAGGGCTTTAATAGTTGTATTAGCCATTATTTAGCCCCCCTTTTGTTTACTCTGCTGCCATAACAAGTTTAGCGATCTTCTGTGCGTCCTCAACTTTAGCGTCAAACTCAAGCCAACCTACTACACCTACGGCGTGCTGTGTTGCGTACTTTTCCCTAAGTACTTCTATACTCATTTCCTCGCTAAACTTAGTAGCAAGTCCTCTCATATCGCCGTAATAAATAGCGGTCTTTCCTGCTCCCATATCGGGCATATTATCGGATACGTAAACGGGCTTACCAAGTAGAGTAGATCCAAACGGGCTAGAAATATCATCATTAAGCAAATAATAACCCGTTGTACTCTTAAGTGTTCTAAGCGCGGTACGTGTAGCAGGGGACATAATCCAAATAGCGTTAGCCTGGAAGTCGTCCTTAATTGCGTCGTGTAGTCTTACTACCTCGTCCGCTGTAATAGCGGTTGTAGCTGCTGCGGTAATAGAGTTAGAAAGTGTAGAAAGTCCCGTAACTCCGCTTGCTGCTCCCGTTGCTGCATAACCGTTAAGTAACTGATCCTCAATAAATCTTTTAATAGCGTAAGCCATACGCTCTACGATAAAGTCTGTAATATTAAACTGTGCGTTATTGATAAGGCTACGGCTAATAAGTGTAAGTGTACCCGCTAAGAAACCGTCAAGCTCTACTTTATCAAAAGATCCTACGTTACTTGTAAGCTCTTCAAACTCTGTAGCATATGTCATTGTAATAGCGTGGCTTGTCTCGTCGTAATAAGGTACTACAAGCTTACCCTTAACGTTATACTTTGTAGACTTCTCAAGGATAGGACAAATATTATAAACCATAGCGATAATTTTATTAGCTATTGTAGTAGGAATTACCGCGCCGTTAGCTGCCTTAGTAAGGTCTACGTCTGCGCCTCTCTCGTTAAGTACTACGCCCCTTACGTAAGCCTCAAAAGCTCTACGGTCTGCCTCTTCCTTGCAAGCTGCCTCTTTCATAGCCTGCGCCTCTGCCTTGTCCTCTGCTGCCTCTTCTTTAAGTTCCTGCTTTTCCTCTTTAAGCTCGTCGTGGATCTTAAGCGCCTCTTTAATCTTTCTAACGTCGTCGCGAATTTCTGCAAGTTCCTGCGCCTCTGCGTCTGTAAGCTCACGCTTGTTAGTTTCTGCGTCGTTAAGTATAGCCTCGGCGCGTGTAATAAGATCGTTCTTTTTCTCTACAAGTCCCTTGTAATTCATAGTTAATTATCTCCTTTCATTTCTTCTATGATTTTGTGGTACTCTGTATAATCAACCGCGCCGTTGTCTGCCGCGTGATTATCATTGTTAGCGGGCTGCTCTTCGTCAACCCTTAAATTAAGCTCGCTTTCTGTATAGTCGCTTATATTTATAGCGTTGCTATCGTCTGCGGATCTAACCGCTACTAACGTACCGTCATAAGCGGGTACTCGTGCGCGGTTTATAAGCGATACCTCGTATAAGTCTAAGTCTTTTACGTTTCGGACGGTTAGCCCGTTTTCCTCGCCCTGCTCTACGTCTCTATCGGTAAAGCCAAAGCTCCAACCTCTAAGCTCGCCTTTTTTTGCCTGCTCTACTACTTCTTTGTCCGTAATAGTCGCTTTAGCGTGCAAGCCTATAGCGTCCTCGTAAAGCTCTAAGTTGCCGTCTTTAATTCCGCCTAAGTCTCTAGTCCAATCGTGGTTAAGTAATATACGTACGTCGTCCGCACGTTCTAGCGCCCTTTTAAACGCTCCAACCTTAACGCGTTCTACAAACTTGCCTAAACGATCCTTTAAAGGCTTGCTTAGTCTTTCTACGGCGTTTACGTAGCCGTCTATTTCTACGCTATCGTTAGTTACTCTTATATTCATACGTTAACCCCCTTTCTCTAGTTTGGTATAGCCTCTATAGTTCTATTTCTCCATACGTTAGCCGCTTTATAAGCGTCTAAGCTACTAGCGGGTACGTATATAACTAAGTTGCTCGCGTTCTGCCTAAAAGTGTTACTTTGAATTACGGGCGGAGTTTCTGCCCTGCATATAAAAGTAGCAAGCTTTGAGCAGTACTCAAAGCATTGCGTACCCATACTCTCTACAGAGCTGCCTACTTCTATAGTTGTAATGTATGCGCAATTTTGAAAAGCTCTATTGCCTATACGCGTAACGCTATTAGGTATTTTTACCTCTGTTAAAATGCCTTTCCCTATAAATGCCTCGTCGGCTATTTCGGTTACGTCGTTAGACACTATAAGCTTAATATTGTCTACTGTATTGGCATTTTTTACAAGTCCGCTTAACACTCCGTTAGTGATTACTCCGGCACAACTTAATAAGTTGTTATTACTTCCGCCGCCCCCGCCGCTTAGTTTCTTAGCTAATAATAAGTCGTAAAAGTTCATACTTTAGCCCCCTATTTTCTGCCAAGTCTCGCCGTCGAAATAGTAAAAGTCTCCCGTGTCAAGTTCTAAAAATATTGAATTGACCGCGCAGTTTGTCGGTTTAGTATCTGTTGAAAGCCCTTTATATTCGTGTTCGCCGTTTTGCTTATTTGTATTATTACTTACCATTTTTTTAACCCCCTTTATATCGGTATATGTTCGCTATATGATATATTTTCGTCGCCGTCCTCTGATACGGTAACGTCGCCGCCTTTAATGTCTCCCGTGTTAGGGGTGTAATATTGCTTAGTATTAACGTCGTATAGTACGCTACCTAATCCAAAGTCTACAACGTCTAAGCCCTCTATATCGTTTAAGTTCTCGTCCCTGCGTAGCTCGTTAAGAGTTTTTAAGCCTATCTCCTTGGCTATCTTGTAAGCCTCGTAACGCTCTTTAATGTTAGCGCGTATTATTTCTTTTACGTCAAACTCGAAAAAGTACTTGCCCTTTTCTTTTTCTAAGAGTAATACGCGGTTTAGCTCCGTCTCAAAAGCTTTAACTATAGGATATATAGCCGTCTTAAAAGTTTCGTAGTAGTCGCCTTGTATGTGAAATATATTGTTAATCTCGTCTTGTAAAGTTTTCTTGCTTTCGTTTAGCTGCATTTCTACGCTAGTATTACTAGCCTCTTGAAACTCTAAGCCGTTATTAAGTACTACTACGTTACTTTGGTCGTTAGCGTATAAGTTTTGCCAAGCTGCCTTAAGTAAGTCTATTTCCTCTTGCCCTAGCTTTCTAGTGGACTTAATAAAGCCTTTTTTATTTCCGCCCGACTTAACTAACATAAGTTGGTACTTAAGCATATTATAGGCGGTTTCTAAAGCCTTAGAGACTTCGGCGCAAAGTCCCACGCCGCTAGCCCCGTCTTTTGTATTTCTTAAGAGTTTAATAAAATCATGCGGATAAAACTCCGCGTCGTAACAAAAGATAGTAAACCACTTGTCTAACGGGTTAGGATCTCTATAAATGCTTATAAATTCCTCGGGGATATATTTAAGCGCTACTACCTCGTTGCGTTCCCGTTCTATATAGCAATAGCCGCCCTTGCCTAGTAAGTAGTCCTCTACTAAAGCCTTTTTAAGTTGGTAAGCGTTAAGAGTGTCGCCCGTATCTGTGTTAAGCATGGTTACGCGTGGGTCTTTGTCCTGCTCTTCTACTTTCCCTTGCTTATACTTGTATAATTTAACGGGCATACTTGCTATAGTGCCGCTTATAAAGTCTACCGCTCCACTTACGGCGGGTAATGTTAAAGCGTCCTCGCGCTTTATAGCCTCGCCGTTTAT